CTGAGGATACTCGCCACGCTCAATGAGGTTCAACCACATCGAACGGTACGAGGCGCGCTTGTAAACGTCCTGCGCGAGCGACTCAGTCGCCACGGCGAACGCATTGAAAACATTAGGACAAGCCATAATGAGTAAAATTAAAACCGACGTTATCTGCGTTATGGTAGGCCATCTATCCACCACACAGTGGATGATTATCCTACCTCACCAATGCGGAACGTCATCGCCGCTTAGACAGTTTGCAGTGGCTGACCAACCCACCACCTTGCTTAAGGTCGTTACACGCACTGACGCATACGAATCCCTACTAAGTCAATCAGATTTAGCGGACTCACTCAACTCCCACTGCTCCGCAATGTAACTCTTGTACCCGCAAAGTTCGCCAATCCTCTCCGGTCTAATGATCTTCGTCTTCGCAATGAATCCCCTGAACGCATACGGCCCAGGGAAACTTCCAGTCATCAACACATAGAAATCCACGCCATCCGTCTTCTTACCCTTACGCGCATCCACCAACAACTTCCCATTCTCGTACTTCGTCGTCTTCACATCCACCCTCATCCCATTCGATAGCACACAGTCATAAAGCGGATGCGGCGGCTCACGCTCCGTATCCAAATCAGGATACACATTGAACAGCTTACAAAACGCTATCTCGCCACACATACCCTCCAAATCAACCGTATGCGCGTCCTCCAAACTGATCTTCAAATTCACCTTGTTGAACGAACGATTGTTCCCGTTCCTATGCTTCGCCAAAAAATGAGCGAGCTTACGTTCTGCATAGGATAAAGAAACTGTTTGACCGATTTTGATTTTGTTTATCATGGTCAAAAGGTCGGAAAATTTTTGAGGGGGGTATCGTAAACGAAGCCCACCCCCAAAAGGGGGCCGCCCCCTAGGCGTCACCGTCCGTGCCAATCCATAGGAAAACAATTCTTTTCTGTCCGTCGCCCCATAGGACACCAAATGTCCGACTATAGTCTGATAATATACATTATCGGACTGTGTCCGCGTCCGAGCTTCCGTGGACAACAACCTCAGGCTGGATCCGATCTGGCATGGAGCCGAGCAAGTTGATCGACACGCTCGCCTGCTCACCTTGTTCACTCCAGCCAAACACAAGCGCGCTGCGTTTTGCGACGGAGCCTAGGATCGTTTCACGCACGCTTTCATCCTTGATGCCGTCCAATGCATAGCTGTCGATTCTTTCCAGCGTTGAAGCTGCATCCTGCGCGAGTTTGGATCGGACAAGCGCGGACAGGCTTTCTAGGCTTTGGGATTTATTCTCTTTGCAAACCGTTTGCATTTGCTTCCTCAGCTTCGTCAACCCCGTCCGGCTTGCTTTGGTCTGTACCGTTTCAACGCATAGCTTCAAATCGCCTGCAATTGCCGACAATTCCTCTCCCGACAGGTATCGGGCCTTGACCGTGTCCCAGACTTCGCTTGGCTTCGCCATGCATGACGCATAGCGGCTTTGGTTGCGGCTTTCAACGTCCGGCTTGTGACGGCGCAGAAAACCCTCGTTTTCCCCAGTAAATCCGGCCCTTTTCCCCACCATGCAAAATAAATCAAAATAAGTTTTGACTCCCTCCACCCTCCACCCTAGTCTGTCCGTCGTGAAATCCGCGCTTCAAAAACTCCTCTCAGCACTGGCCATGGCCGCGATTTACGTCGCCCTAGGCTTCGCTTTCTATTGGTTTTTTATCGTCACCCAATTCTAACCCATCAAATCAAATCATGAAAGTCCATCTCACCCTTAAGTCAGCAAACGCGAAAACCGGCCCAATCCCGGTTTCCACCTCGTCGGCCGTCACTTGCGCGGATGACTGCCCTTTCAAAGCGAAAGGGTGTTATGCCAAGGGCGGTCCTTTGGCTCTTCATTGGTCAAAAGTAACAAGCGGAGAACGCGGCATCGATTGGCAATCTTTCATCAAACAAGTGCGTTCCTTCCCATCTGGTCAATTGTGGCGACACAACCAAGCCGGTGATTTGCCCGGTGTCGGCAACGCAATTGACGCAACCGCTCTTTCCCAATTGACGGAAGCAAACGAGGGCAAACGCGGCTTCACCTATACTCACAAACCGCCGACGGGCAGCAACTTGACGGCCCTGCGCGCAGCAAACGCGGCCGGATTTACGGTCAACTTGTCAGCAAACTCCGTTGCCCATGCCGACACACTTGCCAAGCTAGGCCTTCCGGTTGCGGCCGTTGTCCCAAACGACAGCCCCGATAGGTTCACCACACCCGAAGGAAACCGCGTGGTCATCTGCCCAGCGCAACGCGTTGAAGGCCTTTCCTGCGACAAGTGCCGACTCTGCGCAAAGGGCAACCGTGGATTCATTGTCGGATTTAAACCACACGGCGCGGCATCAAAGGCAGTCAATCAAATAGCGTCCAATTGACGGCGCGCTTCAATCTATCGGCAACGGTAGGTTGACGCGTCCCTTCAATTCAAACCGCATCAAATCAAATCCAATCCCATGTTAAACCGTTATCCCGGCCAATGTGTCCAATGCCACGAATACGTACCTTCAGGCCTTGGCACCGTTACCAAACGCAACCGCGCATGGCGCATAGACTGCAACGCTTGCACCGGCCGCACGCCCGAAGACTCCGGCCTGGTCTGCGTCAAACTCTCCTCAGGCTGGACAGGCACCCGCAACGCACGCGGCCGCTGTGAAGACGCGCCGTGCTGCGGGTGTTGCACTTTCTAAGTCTCAATCCACGCATCCAATCCAATGAAAGTCCTTGAATACCTCCGCCCCCGTTCCTTTGAAGAACCTTTCATCCTAGCCAATGAACGCTGGCAATTCGTAACGGTCAAACGAGACGACGGACAGGAGGACATCGGCGTGTACCGCTTCGCGACCGACTTGTGCCACGACTACGCGGATTTCCGAAAGCTCTTCAACCTAGCATGATTCCCCGCGAGACGCTATCGGAAACGGTAGCCTCCGGCGGGCAATCATCCAGATTCCCGATTCAACAAATCCAATCCATGAAAACCATTGTAACCGAATTCCAATTCATCGAAGCGTTTCGCCATGCTGGCCGCGAATCTCAATTCAGCGTTCCCGCCCGTCGCGCTTTATTCGATTATCTCGAATCATTCGAACATGATTCCGGGACGGAGTTAGAGTTAGATCCTATCGGCATTTGCTGCGACTTCGCCGAATATCCCTCCGCGCTTGAGGCTGCGAAAGTCTACGGGCTGGAATTGCGCGGAGACGACGACGAATCACGCGCGCTTGATTGGCTCCGCGAGAAAACCCAAGTCGTCGAATTCGACGGAGGAATCGTGATTCAACAGTTTTAACCCATTCCCCGCGCACTTATGAATTACTACATCATGCAAACCGCGCTTGCGAGCGGCTCAAAACCCCAACTTGTCCAGTGGGCGAAGTCCCAAGCCGACGCGATAGCCTATGCGCGCCAGCAATTAGACCTTTGGCGTGAAACTGGCGTTGCAAATCCTCCGCGCTACACGGTCCACTATTCTGGCCAGACAACCTTGCAACCTCTTTGGTCTAGTCTCGATTGACTGACCCACCCTCCGCGCGCCATGCGAAAGCGTGACGCGAAAGGGTAGGCCACCTATCCGCAACTAAATCCGAATCCATGAACAAAAACGAAGCTAAACCCATGAATCCCACCCCTGGTCCTTATCCCCTAACAGTCACGAAACTTGCCGACTTTTTCGTCATTGTCACGAATCAGGGAAACCATTTCGCGAAGGCGTTCGATCCTTGCGCGGCTCGCTTAATTTCAGCGGCGCCTGAGATGCTTGCCGCTCTTGAATTGATTTATTCAAACGCTGGTGAATCGCCTGAGTGGATTCGTGCGCGCATTGGTCCGGTGATTGAGAAAGCGATTGGAGAATCTGAAAGTCTGGCACGAAAAATTAGAGAGAAAGGAAACCAATGAAGCAAAAACCGAGCAGTTACTGGATGGTTGAGTCTTCAACGCCAGACAATCCGATTAAAAACCAATACATAATCACTATCGAATCCAAAACGATTGAGGTTTACGCTGAATCCATTGCAGAAGCGTTGTCTTTAAGCGGACTCCCTGTGGATTCGACAATTCAATTTGAGAAATGGCTGATCGAGCGAGGAAGTTATGGTTCAATTTCTGAGAATCGAATTGTTCTTTCATTGGTTTCTGTGAACGACCACAGCCTGAAAACCCACACCCCCGGCCCTTGGCATTTAGGAATGCGTCCCGGTCCGATGATTTACGGTCCGCTAGGCGAACAAGTTGCTGACTTGCGCGGACTGACACTTGAGAAGTGCGAATCGCTTGCCAA